TCTTAGCCATTATTCAGTACCTCCTGTTTTGTCTAAGTTTTTTAATGCTTCGACGGCCATCTTGGACGCCGCTGCTGTGTCACTCTGTTCTTTACGCATTTCGTTTGTCAGTGCTGACAACCTCTCACGTAAATCGAGTTCCTCACGTTTAGATTGAATTTTACTTTGTAATTCTGCAATCTTCAACTGTGGTTCGGTTTCTATCTGATCTACTTTAGCTGCGTTTAGTGCAGCTGCTGTTTGTATGTTAGCGACTTCTGCTTCTAGTTTTGCTATCTCAAGCTGTGCAGCTCTGATTTGTGATTCCATTTGGAACTTCTGCATCTCTATTTGCTGCTGTGTAGGTGGTGCAGTACCTTGTTGTTTTCTAATTCTATCTGCAATATCTGCTTTACGTGACATGTGCGAGTACTCTACTATCATGTCGTCCGGAATCGGCACTCCAACCTGACGCAGTGATATAGCTTCAGCAAACTGCATTTCATCAAAGTTATCTCTAGCTGGGGCTTGTGATACTACAACGTCATATTCACCTAACTGCAAGTCGTTTACAACCTGGCCCTCTGGTGTCATCTGATTAACACGCATTGACTTTCTAGGTTTGTAAGGATCTTCCTCGTCTGTAACTTGTATTATTCTTTCTTCTGTATAAAAACTTTGTACTAAATCTAAAATAGACTCTGCTAAGTATTGTCTAGTTTTTGCTAAATTAGTTAGTGGCACCTGTAATAAAGTAGAGCCTCTGTTTTGTTTTTGTTGTATAGCTACTCCAGATACTTCTGCGCTATCCATACCCAACATTGCATCTGTAATACCACTTATCTGTTTAATATTAGCTGCTGCTTTTTGACCTAATCTATCTAACCCTGTAGGTATTTGGTTAGGTGGTATCTTTGCTGGTGGGGTAGAGCCCCTATTAAATTCTAATACTAAACCTGTTTCCGCTCCGTGTTCCTCTAGATCATCTGCAGTCATGCCCGAAAGAGAACCGTTCTCTACAATCCAGCCACTATTTGCTGTTGTATTTACTATATGCAGCTCTTGCGAGGTTATTTTGTTGAGCTGTTCTTGTGGGGATAATAAGTTTCGGACCATACCGAACGGTTTCCCTCTTCGAAAATATGGAAAATAAGGCACGAGCGTAAAATGTTTATAAGGAGACCAGTCATCAAATAAAACAACTGTGTCTGCTGTTACTGTCCACCTTACTTTTCTTACTGTTTTTTCTAATATGTCTAAACCGAACTGGTCTGCGAACTGTTCTCTTTTTTTCTTAGACCAATTATATGGGACCTCGCGCATATCACCAGTAACTGGGTCTAGGTAAAACATGCAATCTTTTAGTCTGTAATATTGTCTTTCTATAACTCTAATAGACCTAAGCATTCGTGCGTTGTCAGGATCCCCTGGAAACTGTTGTCCGTAATTATGTTCGTCCGTGTCTCCATATCTTTCTTCTTCATATTCCATAGAGTCGGCACCTAAGGTAGTGCCCGTCTCTGCTAGTATCCTTAACTTGTCTGCTTTGTCTTGCCCGTATACTTCTTCTATTTCATCTAAGCTCATCCACTTAGTTTCAAATATTTCGTTCCAAGTCCTTGGGTCGTAATGTTTTGCATCTGGGTCTATAAGAATATCCAATGGGTCTTTAGACTCTATTCTTACTTCGCCTCTAATGTGGTCAGAGAAATCTATACGCACATCAAACCAGCCCCTGTCTTGTATTAACCCATCAGAAAATACTTGGTTTTCTATCCAATCTAACTTGTTGTTGTCTGCTATCTGCTGGTAAACCATAGTAAGCACGTCAGCGACTTCTTGGTTACCGCCACCCCTAGGTTTAAATTGTATATCTGCTTTTTTCGTGCTTTGTTCCCCAAGCACTGCATTGATTGTAGGTAAGATTGTATTTATTGTTAGTGCTGGCCTGCCCTGGTCATCGAGTTGTTGCATGTCAAAGTCATCCCACTGTTGACCTCTATAATACGCATCACATTTTTGCGCCATCTCAACGTATTCTTCGTGGCCGTGGTCACGCGCTCGTGTATAACAATCCCACTGTTGTTTGGCTAGTGTAAGTTCTTCTGCTTTGTTAAGATTTTTCTTTGTTTTTTTCTTATATGCCATACTACGCACTCATTGCCGATTTCTTTTTCGGTCCTTTTGCTATTAAGTTTAACCTATCTCTCCACGAAGGTACATGTTCTGGTGCCTCATAGAAAGTTGCGTACTCTGACATCATTAAACCAACCCAGGCCAGAGCATCAACCTGGTCATCATGCACGCCATTAGGAAAACGCAAAAGTTCAGCAACCATTGGGCCCGTCCATAATGCACCTTCGGGTAAGAATACTTTACCCTGTTGCATTCTACCCTGGATAGCTCTAGCTCTAGCTTCTTTGTCACGTCTACCTACTTTTAAATCTTTAAAATACGCAGAATGTAATTTACGTTCTGCTACACGTTTTTGTAGAAAAGGACCAATTGCCATTTCTATATGACCTTTTTCTATACCGATAATGCCGGGCTTCCATTGCTCGTAAAAATCTAGTATCTTTTCTACTAACTCAAAACCATCATACTTACCGCGTATGACATCAACAATGTACATATTGTCATATTCATCTACGCCTACAGTAATTCCTACCGAAAAGTCATTCCTATCTCTTTGACCTATGGCTAAATCCCAAGCCGTATAATATCGAAGTCTATCATAATCTAAGTCAGGTGGGTCATAATATTGAATCATATCCCTAGTAAAGTAATCACCGTCATCAGACACTGGGTTCTGTTGATATAGTGCTGACCAGTCTCTAGGGCCTATAGCTTTTTGTATTTTTTCTAATGATTCTATGTCGTACCGTTCTGGATGCAGAGATTCACCCATTGCACGATATTCTTCATCTTCTTCTGCAATTGCTGGATATTTGACTACTTCCCAGTCATCAGCGCCGTTTTCACTAGCCATTAACAGCCTACCGGCTAGATCATCATCGTGCCACCTAGTTAAAATGACTAAAATACCGCCACCTGGCGCTAAACGTGTATATGCGGTCGAAGTATACCAGTCCCAGGTCGCTTCGCGGCTGTTTTCGGATTCTGCATCCTCTCTGTTCTTAACTGGGTCGTCAATTAACAAAATATGGGCACCTTTACCCGTAATACCACCACCAACACCAGCTGCAACGTACCCACCACCCGATGTTGTCTGCCAAGACTCCACAGATTGTGAATCTTTGTCTAATCTAGTGTCTTCAAACACCTTTTTATAGCTTGGTTCCCTTAAAACTTGTCTAACTTTCCTAGAAAAGCTCATTGCAAGTGATCCAGAGTACGAACAACTAATAAATTCGTGTCCTGGGTTACGCCCGAGGTGCCAAGCAGGGAAAGCTATACTAGCTAAAGTCGATTTTCCGTGACGAGGCGGCATAAACAGCATTAATCTTGGGGATTTCTTGTCCGCAACGTCCTGACTGAACTTTTCTAGCCTTTTACAGATGTCTTTATGCACCCAACCGGCTTGGTAATCAGGATTAAACTTCTCTACGAACGGAATCATGCGTTTTCGGGCTAAAATTCTCTTCGCGAGCTCTTGTTCGGCACGAATTTGTGCAGTTTCGGCCTTTTTTTGTGCTTTTTCTTGTTTTTTAGGCTGCGGAAGCTGATCTGCTTCGTCCGCAGCACAATATACGCATAAACCTTTAGGTAATACGAGGTTTTCTGCTAAAAGTTTCTTACACTTATAGCATTCTAGCTTAATTTGCTCTGTCACTTGCGTTTTTTAGGTGGTCTACCTCTTTTTTTGGGCTTTTTCTCCCAAGGTAGCGGTAATTGCTTACCAGCTTTACGCTCAGATATGATATGAGACGACATATATGCCGCCAAGCCCATAACAATAAGTAACGAGATGCCTAAAATATTTTCTAGCACTTCCATCTTCTCCTTGCCTGCCTAATTCTTGAATTAGGATCGTTTCTAGTCTTTGCAGAACTCCTTTTTAGTTGCCCTGCACTTCTTGCGCAATAAGATTTACGTCTTTTTGCAGCTTTAGACCCTTTTTTGACTTTACCAGTAACAGCAGTTTTTAGTTTCGAGCCGGGATTAGCTTTTCTGTAGGCAGCAACGCCTTTTTTAGTCATCCCTGCGCCAGACTTAGTCTTTCTATAATTACCACCTTTACCAGTAGTTCTTCTTATAGCTTTTGCTCTTTTCCTAGGCATTATCTTTTCTTTTTTTGTGAACGCTTAATAGCTTTTTGAGTAGGTGCACCTTTTGCGCCTTTTTTACGCATTGGTTTACCCTTCTTTCTTTTCTGAGCTATGTTATACCACAAACCTTTTTTGGCTCTTCTGCCATCTTTAGTTGTGTGATACTTACTGCTAGATTTTTTCTTAGTAGGCACCTTTCTTTCCTCCTTTGTAGGATTTCTTGGTAGTACCCTTCTTTTTCTTTTTGCCTTTCATCTTCATAGACTTAGGTTTTGCGTTTATACAATGCGCCATATTTAGATCCTCACTATGTCATAAATTGTTTTCGTAGGGACCATAAATCGCGAGACAAATGGGACCTCCGACTTTTCATTATCGCCTGGACGTCTTTCGCCAAACTCTATATTAAATAGTGTACCAT